GGCTTAACTTACGTCGAGCGCACGTAGAAAACGTCGTTGAAAGACAAAAGCGCAACAGAAATACCAAGGAAAATATGTTAAGACTATTCGTCGGGTACATATTTTACACCACTACTATCACTAGTAGTGTCACTTGGAGGATGAAGAGCGCTGAAAAGACTCATGGAGACGCCGTAACCTCCTTCGATAATTACAGCATCTTTAAAGTCAAATTCACCTTCAAAAGGTTGAAACGACTTAAGAAGGTTGCGTTTAACGCGACCCCTAGCAGAAAGAATCTGCAATCGACCGGATTTCCGTGTTTGAGAGCGGAGGACTTCTGTGAAGCCTTCCATTTCCCTTAAGGCTCTTATAAAAAGAGACTCTTGGTAGGACGATGTACCGCCTGAGATAAAATCTCGCAAGTCACTGACGCGATCCAGCAACTTACGCATCGCTAAGTACAAAGGTAACTCAGTGATAACATCTGTACAATCCGAACGGATTGATTTAGACAGACGAGACTTAGGACCAAAGACGTCCACTTTCTGGATCATCTCATAACCTTCGGGTAGAAATTCAGCGATCCACTCACCGAAGGTCTCATAAGCCAATTTGCCGGCGCGAGTCGCAAGTTGAAGCTTAATAGAGGTGTTGACCATAGTATCCACGAAACGAACCTTATCAACATCGGTTGCTAAGGAAAAGGATACAAATGGTAACCAGTAGTCTGGTAAAACACTTCCAGACGAAGAACAAGAAATAGAAAAGGAAACGCGCTTCTCTCCAAGGGCCTTAAAGCCCTGAGACTTAAGCGGTTCCAAAAATCGATTGGCTATATATCCGGGTTTTAAAATTCCCGACTGACCAAAAACCTCGCATACGCGAGGGTAAAGATCAATCAACATTAAAGGGTCATACTTTTGTGCAGCGCGAAGCTCTGCAAAAGTGAAAGATTGAAGGCACATTCCTCGGATGAACGTTCGCTTCGCGAACGAACCGATTCCAGGGCCTGTTTCTTCCGATCGGAAGGACTTGACTGGGTCTGGACGTTGGTTTAAAGACGTCCATATTCGGTCAAGTTCTTGAGATACGTCTCGAGACGCGACGTAATTATCATCTCCTCTAATGCGGTAAGAATTAAAGATTCTTACAGGCATGTGAGAGCGTAAACACACCTTTTCATACGCCATCTGAACAATGGCGTGATGAGCAAGTGTGAACACTGGCCACATGGCATAAAACCCCATCGGGGCCCCACGAGCCAAAGGACGAAAACCAATCCCTTGGAAATACATGGGGATTCTCATTAATCGGAACCACGCTTCGGAAGCTTCGCTACCTAAGAAGTGTTTTACAACACGTACCATGATTTCGATTGGAAACTGAGTAGTAGCAGAAGGAAGATCAAAGGAACTTCCCTCAACTCCCTTCAGAGTACATTTACGGACAAACTCTAGTCCTAGAGTTTCTGTAAAAGTGCAATCTGTCCGGATAGCTCTTAGGATCGCCATAAAATAACGATGGATTGGTAATAGGAATGATTGGATGTGATAATTAAGAGGAGTTACTCCCCTTAACTTTCCACCCCGATCAGGAACCCAAATAAAGCGAGCCAGCGCAGCTGGTCGATTACTTTTAAAAGGTTTAATCACTGCAGCGTTCTTTAAACGTTGCAGCCATCTATACCATCCAGCGAACCCTTCAGGAGGTAAACGAGTACACTGAGGTTCAAGAGCTTCATAGAACCTACGAATAGTGCCTAAAACGTTACGGTCTTTCAATAGTAAAAGAGCGTCAACGCAGGCACCATCAGCAGAAACCTTGTTAACCGGAGAAGCGGTACCGATCCACACAGATTTATCTAATAACTCAGACCCTCGGACTTTAAACCGTTTCAAGTTAAAGAATCGAGTGAGACGAGTAAGAGCGCGGTCAAAAGCCTTAAAGTCGAAAGTAAACGACGAAGTCGTTAATTCGGCCTTAGGAAACTTCCAACCGATTTTAAATCCTTCAACGGCTCGATAGCGACCTGCAACAAGCAGGCTAAAGCTCCGGGCCCAGCGTCTATTATACATGGAAAGTCTACTAAGTCTACACAGCCTTAGTGGAATTCCACGTTTATCAGTTTTCTGCCAGACAGGAAAGCTGTCGTAGGACGGCTTCCTATCTGGGACACCATAAACATATAAATTTTGAACCCTCCTTTCTGTTTCTTTCAAAATAGAGAAACAAACCTTATCGCCAAAACGCTTACTTAAGCGTTTGAAATAAGATTCGTACTGTTTGACGACTAATTCAAGGAAAGAAACTTTCCTTGGAGTCAGACGACAAGTGCGGATGAGGTTGAGTAGGCCTTGCCAAACACGATTGGCTAAAATCCATTCCATGTTAGGCTAACTACTATGCGTGCCCGCTAAGTTGATCTCACGATCACACGCGGTCTACAGGGTTCTCGCGAAGCATCGTTCTGTAGGTTTACCCTGGGTTTATTTCCCAGCATCAAACCTGAAATCCCATCTACGATAGAATTCCAGGAATAAATTTTAGTCTCTTATACGCTTTCTAGGTCACTAAGTACCTGTACTTACGGGCCTAAGAGAAGCCTAATTGCGTTCCTCCTCAGGAGGATCGTCAAAGCGTCTGCTCATCGGATCCAAGTTTCAGAGTGCCACGCCCTCAATCTTCCTTATCTGGGAAGATCCTGGGCAAAATTAATCTGACCAATCTTGCGATTGATCTAACGGTGATCAGCCGGGGGG